GTAGCGGGCATTGCAGTGGAAAGTCATGTGACTGTGTCCTGTTGGAAAATAATATTAACTCCAACAGGACGTGGGACACAGGTCACAACTATAAATACCTGTGCCCACCCCACCACTTAATGCATATGTCCGTTATGCAATATGGCTTATTCACGTTTTCGAAGGTCGGGTAACTACCGTCGGCGTGTCCGACGGGGTGCCCGGCGCTACCGTCGCAAGTTCAGGCGTGGCGCTCGTCGGTACATCCGACGCAGTATGACACGTCGCAAAGTGGCCGATATTTCGGCCAGTAAGATGCGGGACAATATGGCTGCGACACCCATAGCTGATGGTGGCGCGGAGGGTGAAATTGGAGACCCTGCTATCATTACGAGCGAGGCAAGTGCAGCTATTCTGTTTTGTCCTAGTGCGCGTGGGGCGCAGTGGAGCGAAGGTGAGAGCGAGTACAGCCGACAGAAGACCGAGGTTTATGCCAAGGGATATTTGGAGAATGTCACCATCGAAACCATTGGCCCGGGAAATTGGAGGTGGAGACGAATTGTCTTCCAATGTCATTCACAGGACATTATTTCAACATACCCACAGAATACTATGGCGAATTACGACAATGCGAATGGATATAAGCGGGCCATGCTGCCGATCACTAGCGGCAGTTCAAATATTGCTGGGTACCAAGCTGTTCTACGTCAGCTGTTTCAGGGTACCCTTGGATATGATTATGGTGACGTGTACGTCGCCCCTGTGGATCGGAACAGGAATCGTGTTTTGATGGATAGGAGTATGCCAGTGCGATCTGGCAACTCTAAGGGTATATGGAAGAATCAACGCGACTACGTTGCTATCAACAAAAAGTTGCGTTATGATGAGAAGGAGCAAGGACAGGGTAAGGAGCCCCTGAGTGACGTCATTGCGGGAAGGCAGAATTATACATGGTTTACTACACCTACCCGGTACACCGGTGGTGATGTATACGTGTTTGATTTGTTTTCTTGTGCAGACACCAGTGATGGTGGGGTCAATCAGTTACATTTCAGGGCACACGGTACGTGGTATTGGCATGAGAGGTAAATTAATCTACCCAGGCTATGGGGGTGTCCACATAGACAAAAATACAATTTGCGTTCAGCCAATCATAATCTGCTCCGTTTTCTCCCCGTGGGTCGTTGTTTGACAGCCATATTGCTGGTTTACCCCAGTTGATGAGTTGTTTCCCTTTGTACTTGTCGGTGGCGTAGAATTGTTTTTGGTGTCCAAGCCACCACTTGTATTGTGGGAAGTAAGGTAGTCCGCCGTTAATGTCGTCGAAGACTGCGTAGTCCACTGTGGATACTTCTTCTTGCAGAGAGAAGAGGCCTCCAAAGTAGGCGTGGTTGCCTAGGCTCCGGGCCCATAATGTCTTCCCCATCCGGCTCGGCCCCCACATAACTAGCGATTGCATGCGCTGCCCACTTGCTGACGTAAGTTAGCTGGTTAGGTTTCTTGGCACACCCTACTGGTTAGGGTTAGGGTTAGGGTTAGGGTTAGGGTTAGAATGCCTATACCCCCCTTCTGACTACTTCCAATTGGGGCTCGCGGCTAAGCGAGTCCCTGGGGTGATTACTTACAGTGCTGTAGAGATTGTAACGTCCCACATGACCATTCCTCAATTTCAGGAAATCTTGATGTATCAACAACCATACCCTCTGGGGATCGATACGGCTCTGGATCTTCTCGATAGCGCCAATCGGCATATTTGCTGAGCTGGGTAAAGCTGGTACATAAAGTTCGTGGATCATGTGCCAGAAGCATTTCGAAAAACTCTTCTCGACTCGTTGCAGAGATGATATCATGCCATCGATGTACTCGCTCAGTCGTATTGCGTGGTTCTGGTCTGCCCAGTCCCCCTGCCACAATGTCACCATCTTTGCACGCATAGTCGAAACCCTCGCGTGGTGAAGAGTGCGTAGCTGAGACATTTGGGTGATGGTCACCGACATCAAAGATGCTGGTACGTCGAGATCGGAATTTCCGGCCGAAGTCAACAAAAGCGTGTAGGTGAGTTCCACCATCAGCATGGGCTTCTCGTGCGATGATGCATTCTCCTCGAAGTTCTCCAAGGTGGTTACTAACCGCCCAGGGGTCGAGGTCGCCGCACTGAGGATAGGTGAGTAGGAAGTAGCGGGCATTGCAGTGGAAAGTCATGTGACTGTGTCCTGTTGGAAAATAATATTAACTCCAACAGGACGTGGGACACAGGTCACAACTATAAATACC